ACAATTTGCTAGCTGTGTTCTTGTTGATGTTGATGACACCCTCGATAGCATCTTTACTTCTGATATGGCTATCGGCAAGTATGTTGCACAAAGGGCGGGTATCGGTATCAACGCGGGCAGAATCCGTGGCATCAACAGTAAAATCAGAGGCGGAGAAGTTCAACACACAGGTGTTGTTCCGTTCCTCAAAAAGTTTGAGAGCACTGTCAGATGCTGCACTCAAAATGGCATACGAGGCGGAAGCGCGACTGTCCACTTCCCAATCTGGCACCAAGAAATCGAAGACATCCTAGTATTAAAGAACAATAAGGGAACCGAGGATAATCGTGTTCGCAAACTTGACTACTCTATTCAACTGAGTAAACTGTTCTATGAACGCTTTATCAGAAATGAGACCATCACCCTTTTCAGTCCTCATGATGTGCCTGGTCTATACGATTCTTTTGGCACTCCCGATTTTGATAATCTTTACACCAAATACGAAGCAGACACCAGCATCCCAAGTCGTACCATACCTGCACAGGAACTGATCCTGAACTTGTTGAAGGAGCGTGCTGAAACTGGTCGTGTTTATCTGATGAACATTGATCACTGTAACGAGCACTCCTCTTTCAAAGACAAGGTGAACATGTCTAACCTGTGTCAGGAGATCACTCTGCCTACTGATCCTATCAATCACATTGATGAGGACGCTGGTGAGATTGCTCTCTGTATTCTGTCTGCTGTTAACGTCGGTAAGATCAGAAAGATTGATGACCTGGAAAACATTTGTGACCTGGCAGTACGTGGTCTTGAAGAACTGATTGACTATCAGGAATACCCTGTTGCTGCTGCACGTCGTAGCACACTGGCACGTCGTTCACTGGGTATTGGTTTCATTGGTCTGGCACATTACCTTGCTAAGAATGGTGTTAACTATGCTGACACTGAGGCACATCAACTGGTTCATGACCTCACTGAGGCGTTCCAGTATTACCTGTTGAAAGCATCTAACACACTTGCTAAGGAACGTGGTGCATGTGCTGGATTTGCTGGTACAAAGTATTCCGATGGAATTCTTCCCATCGATACATATAAGAAGGAGGTCGATGAAATTGTTGCCAACGAATTGAAATATGATTGGACATCTCTTAGAGAATCTATCGCCACCCATGGTCTACGGCACTCAACACTGTCCGCACAAATGCCTTCGGAGAGCAGTTCCGTTGTGTCAAACGCAACCAATGGAATCGAACCACCTCGCGACTACCTGTCCATTAAAAAAAGCAAGAAAGGTCCCCTAAAACAAATCGTACCGCAGTACAACTCCCTGAGGGCGAACTATACCTTGCTTTGGGACATGCCAAACAACGACGGATACATTAAGATCGTTGCTGTTATGCAGAAGTTCTTTGACCAAGCGATCAGTGGCAACTGGTCGTACAACCCAGAGAACTATCCTAACAACGAGATCCCTGTATCAGTTATGGCGAATGATCTTCTGACTACTTACAAGTATGGATGGAAGACATCTTATTATCAGAACACATACGACATTAAAAAGGACGAAGAAACTTCTTCGACTGAGATGCTAGACAATCTTATCAATGACATCATGAGTGGTAATGAGGCAGAGTGTGATGCCTGCAACGTCTAGAACTGTAACAATAGAATTAAGTAAAGCACTCCAAGAGGACTTCGAGTCCTTCATGGAGTGTTGTGAATCGTTAGAAGTAAAACCAAGAATCAATTCGTTTCTATATTATGTCGGCAACTACGGAACCTACGAGGCAGAAAATGGGAGTAACAGTCTTCAACAGCAAGAAGGTCAACGCTAGCAAACAACCGATGTTCTTCGGTGCCCCATTGGGGATGCAGCAGTATGTCAACTTCAAGTATCCTGACTTTGACAAACTCACTCAAACACAACTAGGATACTTTTGGAGACCCGAAGAAGTCTCCCTGCAAAAAGACCGTGCTGATTACAAGACTCTTAACGAGCAGCAGAAGCACATCTACACTTCTAACTTGAAGTATCAAATTCTGCTAGATAGTGTACAGGGTAGAGGACCTGGTATGGCATTCTCTCCCTTCTGCTCACTCCCAGAACTCGAAGGTTGCATGGGTGTGTGGCAATTCATGGAACAGATCCACTCTCGTTCCTATACTCATATCATTAAGAACGTATACCCTGACCCCAACACTGTCCTGGATACTGTTCTAGAAGATGACAAGATCTTGAACCGTGCCAAGTCTGTTACCAAAGCATACGATGAGTTCCTGGACGCAGCAGGATCCTACGCTGAGGGCAACATGTGGAGGGAGAGTTGGAAGGACTCACCCACTGCCACTTGGACTCTTAAAGATCTGAAACGTAAACTTTACCTTGCTGTTGCTAATGTCAACATTCTCGAAGGTATCCGATTCTATGTCTCGTTCGCTTGCTCGTTTGCGTTTGGTGAACTCAAACTTATGGAAGGATCCGCGAAGATTATCTCTCTTATCGCACGAGACGAAAGTCAACATCTTGCACTTACTCAAAAGATAATGTACAAGTGGAAGAAGGGTGACGATCCTGTCATGCAAGAGATCCACGAAGAAGAAAAAGAGAACGTCCGAGCGATGTTCGCAGAAGCAGTTGCCGAAGAGAAGGAGTGGGCACACTACCTCTTCTCTCAGGGCAGCATGATTGGTTTGAATGAAAGACTTCTGAGTCAGTATGTAGAATGGGTTGCTAACCGTCGCATGAAAGCGATTGGTCTGGAACCGATGTTTGATATTCCCGCAAGTAACAATCCATTACCCTGGACCGAACACTGGTTAAATAGTAAAGGTCAACAGAACGCACCTCAGGAAACTGAGATCGAGTCCTATGTAGTCGGAGGGATTAAACAGGATGTGGATTCAACGTCTTTTGCGGGTTTTCAGCTTTAATCTGTTACCCCATGTCGAAGAAAAAATGGAAGATCAATGGTCACCGTCGTCTTCGGACGACGGAGGAGAAGTTGATTGGCTCTCTGAAAGACCCGAAAACTGGTATCAGGGACCACTTGACCTATCTTACTCGTTTGAAGAGGGAGTTGAAGAACTACAAACCTTATAGAAAAGGGAAGAGAAAGTAAAAACTGTTCTTTTTGATACATTCGAGTTGCATAAATAATAATGTCATGTTAGTATGACATTACGTTCATCCAATGATCAGCACACTGCTGGCATTAACCCTTGCCCATCATGATCCGTCACCCTATGGGTGGCACATGTCTTGTGAAAGGTTCCTACAATTAAGAGTTGAAACTATGTTGAGAGATGACATCGATCAACGATCGAAGTATAGTCTCGTCAATTATTTCAAGTCAAAAGTAGAAGGGGAGTGTAGTGGTATGTTAATCTAGGACGCAAGTAGATCGCGGAACGGAGCGTTCATCCCATGTTTGAGTTACTACTCTATTCCAATATATCTTGTGCTGGTGCTATCGATATCATCGATCGTATCAATTCACATGATCACATGGAAGAAGCGGTCAAGGTAGAACTGATTGAAGTAGTTCAAGAAGCAACACCTGACTGTCCTTGGGACGCAAACGATTGAAGGAACGGAACACGGATCCCCGAAAGGGTTAAGGTGCAAAATCCATTCATTCAGGAGTTAAAAATGACTACTATCACCTATCGCGGCGTCAAGTATGACGCAGAGCAGTACAAAGCAAAGGTTCTTCAAGAACAACAGCAAGTTAACCGCTTTAACATGATGTATCGTGGACTTAAAGTGGACCGCACTGTCGTCAAGGAGAAAGTCTGATGCTAGTAACCACCGAGATTTGTCTTGGTATGGTTCTACTTCTTTCTGTATTCTATGGTGAGATCATGTTACTTCACAAGAGGTGACATGCGATGAAGATCAAGATCTCTTTTGATTATGATCTTCCAACGTATGATCCTCAGAAACATGATCCAGATAAGACCTTCGCGTTCTTAACTTACCGTGGAGTACACTATGGCAAGTGGGTTAATTTGAAACCCTTTAATCGCTTACGAAGTTGGAAAATTACTGCTTGACAAAAGAATAGACAGGACCCTCAGGGGTCCTTTTCTATTACATATAAATCATTATGTTCCTATGGAGGGAAACAAATGCAAATCTTTCTTGACAGCAGCGATGTCGCTGAAATCTCGAAGGCAGTAGATACAGGACTGATTGATGGTGTGACCACCAATCCATCTCTCATGTTGAAAGCAGGTGAAGATCCAAGGGAAGTTTTGATGCAGATCTGCGAAATGTTTTCGTGGGACTCCTCAGTATCTGCTGAGGTCTCTGGTGAGACATGCGAAGACATGCTAGAAATGGCGGATGACTATATCCAAATCAATCCCAACATCACTATCAAGGTGCCCTGTACAGTCGAAGGACTGAAAGCATGTAAGGCACTGGCGGAGGATGAGATCCCTGTAAATGTAACACTGATCTTCTCTGTTGCTCAGGCAATCCTTGCTGCAAAAGCAGGTGCCTCATACGTCTCACCATTCGTTGGTAGATGTAATGACAATTCATTCAGTGGTGTAGAATTGATTCGTGCCATTGCACAAACATATGCAGTGCATGGTATTGAGACTAAGATTCTTGCAGCAAGTCTGCGAGATGTACATCACGTATCTAGATGCTACATGTACGGTGCCAAGGTAGTTACCATGCCACCGAAAGTATTCTGGAAAATGTATGACCATGTGTTGACTCGTGAGGGTCTTGCTAAGTTCAATGAGGACTGGGCAGAGGTCTTGAACATTATGAAACAAAATGAAATTGAGATTACTGATTTAGCATGAGCAACGAACCGATTACAGTTGACGATTACAAAGTTGTAGCAGACGAGTTCTTCTCGAAGTATAACTTCGTGGTAGAACGTCTTGGACCTGGACCGACTAAGGCAGAAGACGTGCTGAAAGTAATGGAAGCAATGACTGGTGCCGTAATGAAGGAAAGGATCAAAGAAAAAGTAGGACCTTTTGGATTTAACAAACAGAATGAACTATCAAAAAGTGAAAGCGATTGCCCACAACCTGAAACTGCTAGCGCAGAGTCTTGAAGATGCAATCAAAGAGGATGTAGATGCGTACAAACCTCCCACAGAATCTAATCGTTTCGGTTATAGATATGATGACGATGATGATGGGTACGCAGATTGAAACCTCAAAGCGCCAAAGCGAAAGGACGTAACTTCCAGAAGTGGGTCCGTGACATGTTGATCGAACACCGAGGCATCCATCCTGAGGATATTGAATCTAGATCGATGGGTGCTGGTGGTGAGGATCTAATCATGGCACGAGACGCACGGAGGAAGTTTCCTTTTAGTGTAGAATGTAAGAATGTAGAACGACTAAATGTCTGGGATGCTTATGAACAAGCACAGGCAAACTCAGGAGATCACGAACCTATTCTATTCATGAAGAAGAATAGGAAGAAACCCCTTGTCGTTGTTGATGCCGAATGGTTTATTAAACATGTTCACAATTCCGATTGAATCTTTTAAGGTCCCCAACTGGGACTACTGGAAACCTATCCTCATGGATATGTGTGATGAGCATAGTCCCCAAGCACATATAACTGGTGGACGTGTTAACACACACGAGATGGACACTGACTATCATGATCTAGTCAGTAACAAGTCCATGCCAAAGTATTACTATACTGTTCTGGATGCCCTGGAACCCATCCTGGATGAGATGCAGGAGGATTACCCTCTGGACATCCGAAGGATTGTTGCTATGTGGCATCAGACTACAAAGAATGGACAGTTCCATGGAGTACACAACCATGGTCCTGTGGGTATCACTGCTGTACTGTATGTGGACTATGATCCTACGATCCACAAGGCAACTACATTCTTCGCACCCTTCCACAACTATATCAATGGTGAGGTGGTGGACTACATGCCTGATGTAGAGGAGGGAGATTGTGTATTTTTCCCATCGTACCTGCCACACATGCAGGAACCCAACTTCACTGATGTGTCAAGGACTATCATCTCATTCAACATCATGGGCAAGGAGATGACACCTCACAAGGTGGACCCAAGACCTTGACGAACGACCTTCGATGCATATATAATATCAGGAGAGTTCTTCAACCAACAATGGACCAGTTCCTGGACAATGATGACTTCGAGATGCTTGACATCTTGATCGACGAACTACATGATCTGGTAGAAGATGGTAATGTGCATGAAGCAATTAACTTGAATACTCGTATCCAAAATACTTATGAACTATCGTGACAGATACGTCACTGTTGACCTAGATGATGAGGAGTTTAATGCAATCTCTACATTCCTTGCACAACAGAAGAACTTTGAACAGACTGAAATCGAAGGGGTCAGAACATGCGACGTATGTTTCGTCGATGATTCAGACCTTAATGAAGTCGTGCGCCAATGGGTAACCAAGGTAAACGAAGCAGCATTATGGGATTTCAATATCGATTATCTAGAACCCCTGCAACTCACCAGGTACAAAGAAGGAGACAAGTATGACTGGCATCAAGATGAATCGGAATGGCACAAAGACAAGAGAGAAGGTGGTAGGATCCGTAAGATCTCATTCACTCTATTGTTAAACGATGATTACGAGGGCGGAGAGTTCTCACTAATCAATCAAACCGTTCCATTGAAAGCAGGACAAATGATTTTCTTTCACTCAGATGATTACCACGCAGTAGCACCAGTCAAGTCTGGTGAACGCCTCTCACTTGTGGGTTGGATTCAAGGTCGCCCCTGGTCTTAATTTCTCACGGGACAGTAGCTCAGCGGATAGAGCAACTGCCTTCTAAGCAGTCGGTCGTAGGTTCGATCCCTACCTGTCTCGTTTGGGAGATTAGCTTAGCGGTAGAGCACCTCGTTTACACCGAGGGGGTCGGCGGTTCGATCCCGTCATCTCCCATCGGACATTAGTCCGAGACCACAGTAGAATAGGAGGCGATCATGACGATCCAATCTAAGTTTGCATCTAGTTTGCAAATTCTTCGGGACGCTGCTAACGGAGATGTTTCTCTCGATCAGTACCCAGGTTTATTCAATCAGGTCTTTCGCTTTTATGAAAATAAAGGAGTTCGATTCTGGGGTGTAGACTTTGAAGAAGATTATGCCTACCTTATTGATCACCTCATCGCGGATAACGTGCTTGCATAATGAAGTTAAACCCTGACCCAATATTTTACGATGGTCGTATTGCAACTCCCCGTACTGATTTCATCTATACTGAATTCATTGACGAAGGAGTAACAGACGGCATCCTAGATTTCTACAATACTCAAACCATTTTTGAGAAGTGGCCAGGGGAAACTATCGCTGATGACGGAGGTGGTTTAGTTGACCCTAGTATCAAGGATTCTATGGACAATCCTGTCTTTATTGGAATCACTGATACTAGGGTTCGAGACTTCACAGGGGAAGTCAATCGAGTTATGAATAATTATGTGGACAAATTCCCCTTGTGTGCCAAAACAAACGGTTGGAAGATGGAAGAATTTTTCAACCTTCAATACTATAAACCTGGTGGCGGATACCACATGTGGCACTGCGAACGTCAATCTAGTTCTCGATCCAACACATATAGACATATGGTTTGGATGACTTTCCTTAACGACGTTCCTGACGGTGGCACAGAGTGGTTCCACCAGGACCTATACATCCCCGCCCAGAAGGGACTGACTGTAATCTGGCCAGCGGACTGGACCTATCACCATAAGGGTCGCAAATCAGATACATCAGATAAAACTATCGCAACGGGGTGGTATCATTTCGTTTAACCTGCTATACTAATGCCAAGGTTATCCCACCTATACATGAAACCCATAGTTCTCCTAGAACGTTTCCCCTATCGATACGTTGAGTCTGGCATCCTAGACAACGGCACGCCTGACTATCGTATCCAGAAGATCGACTCGCTTACTAACAAGTATCGAGACATGTACCTCTGTGACAATGCCATGCAACTGGACATTGCTATGGAGGACTTTGAGTATACCAAGTGGTTAGATCCTGCTGGTGTACCCTGCTACACAAAAGACCGAGTTAAGAACCCCCGCGATACTGATTGATGAAAGTATTTGTTTCAGAATGGAAACCCGAATTGAAAGAGGTCTTCACTGAACAGCAACTACAAGTGCTCGACGACCTCCTGATGTATGCACAGTATCAGTTTGACATCCCATACTGTGATAGTGTATACGAGTCCAACGCAGAGAACCTCCAAGAGGTTCATCGTCTATTGAAAGATTCACGCTACGAAACTATCTCATGAAAAAAGAATTTACTGCTGCTACCGATGCTGTTTGTGCCGCTTTCAAGACAGCACTTGACTCCAACATGGACCAGAGTACACTAGGTGAGGTGTGGAGGCACTACCAAGGTCTCCGTTCTATCACCGACAGCATCCCTGCTGACAATCCACTCGATGGTATTCAACTCCAACAAGACTTCGGCACTGCTACTGTCGGAAATGCACCCCTTGGTTTGGAATTCTATGAGAACGGCGCTGTCGCAGCGGGTTCCGTAGATCTCACGACTGGCGGTCAGGATGTCATCACGTTTAGTTGACAGAATGTAAAGATTTGCTATATAATAGTAACAGTTCTTTACATAACACTATGACCGTCACCACGAACGAGTACGGACAAACTAACATCTTCGCCAAAGAACCCCAGATGGTAATCGAAGATTACAATCGCAAGGGTCTTAATTCCCCTCAGCAATACGCTGAGATTTACAACGGACGCTGGGCAATGATGGGAGTCATCTCTGGTTTCCTCTCATACGCCATCACTGGTAAATTTTTCTTTGGTATTTTTTAGGAGTTACTATTATGTTTAACGAAAAAGCAGAACTTTTGAACGGTAGAGTTGCTATGCTCGGTTTCATTATCGCAGTCGGCACCTACATCACAACTGGACAAATCCTTCCTGGTGTCTGGTAATGTGGTTACTTGCGCTTGGTGCAATTTGTCTAACAACATTTGCGGGTGCAGCAATGTTAACACAATCAGGAGACGAGTCTAAATAAAAACGATTCGCCGCAGAAGAGATGGATAGGTATAGGTTGGAGTGCTTCTATAAGGGTAGGTGGATCAATTTGAAACACTACACAAATCTCTCTAAGCACAAAGCAAACTTCTACCTCCATCTCTGTTCCTGTATGAAACAAGATCAACAATTTAGGTGTGTTCCACTATGAATGAAGATTGGAGATACCACCCAGAGCGTCTCGAAGAGAGGCGCTTTTGTTTGGGTGCCCTTGTACATCACAAAGTTCCTATTGATCGCAGAGCGTATGATTTCTGCCACTACTACACCTCATCAGGTGCTTGCACAGGTCTTATGGAACGGTACACACAGTTTGAACCTGGCATCTTCGACCAGGTGAAGGACGCTTACGACTCCTATTGCTATGAGCAGGGTCTGACGAGTCCAGAATCAGAACTGACCCCCATGAAAGGGGTTGACAAAGTTGGTTAAAGCCTATATATTTGTACGGTGTTTACGAAAGTTCACATTTTAGACGCCTTACCGAGACTAAACAGCGTCATTAAATAACAGTCTCTCATACCTGCAATGGAGGGTGTTGCAGGAATACTTCATATCGTCAGTTCCCTGCTGACCTTACTTACCCTTTTTCAAATGGCAAATTCAACGCTTCAACAAACATATACCCCGTCTAATTGGGAGAACTTCTGCGAGTGGGTTACTTCCACTAACAACCGTCTGTATGTCGGTTGGTTCGGTGTACTGATGATCCCAACACTTCTCGCTGCTACAATTTGTTTCATTACTGCATTCGTCGCTGCTCCTCCTGTGGACATCGACGGCATCCGTGAACCAGTTGCTGGTTCTCTGATGTATGGCAACAACATCATCTCTGGTGCAGTTGTCCCTTCTTCTAATGCTATCGGTCTTCACTTCTACCCCATCTGGGAAGCAGCAACTCTGGATGAGTGGTTGTACAACGGTGGTCCTTACCAACTCGTTGTGTTCCACTTCCTGATTGGTGTCTTCTGTTACATGGGTCGTGAATGGGAACTTTCCTATCGTCTCGGTATGCGTCCTTGGATCTGTGTTGCTTACAGCGCCCCTGTTGCTGCTGCTAGCGCCGTGTTCCTCGTTTATCCTTTCGGTCAAGGTTCTTTCTCTGATGGTATGCCTCTTGGTATCTCTGGTACTTTTAACTATATGCTTGTATTCCAAGCAGAACACAATATCCTTATGCA